AGACGTGATACTGGGACGACTCGCTATGGGCGCCGACTATCTAAACCCTGCTGCTTGTGTAGAACTTATCGCTGGTGCAGCTGCGGCTACATCTGGTGAGAACACTAACGGTTGGTAAATATTTTTTCCTCACACAAATGGGAGTCTTTATGGCTCCCTTTTTTTTTCTTCATATAACTTATGGCATCTACTACAATTGATAACGAGACCGAACTCTCCGCAGTAAATTCAATACTGGGTGCTATAGGTCAGTCCCCAGTTACAGTAATCGACAGTGATAATCCTGAAACATCTTTCATCTACAATATCCTAAGAGATACTAATGTTGATGTACAGAATGAAGGCTGGCATTTTAATACCGAACACCACGTAAAATATACACCCGATGATAATAAGAATATCCTTATACCTAATACAATACTTCGAATAGATGTAACCGATGGATGGCGTGACTACACCATGAATGTAGTTAAAAGAAATGGAAAACTATATGACATGGTAGAACATACAGATGAATTCACTGGTGATGTCTATTGTGATGTAGTTACCTTATATACATTCACTGACTTACCTTCTGTATTTCAGAGATATATCATCCTTAAGGCATCAGGTAGAGCAGCTACTCAGTTAGTTAATAATGCTGAATTAGTAAAACTATTAGCAGCTCAAGAGTTCCAAGCAAGAGCAACTTGTATGGAGTATGAATGTAATCAAGGGAACCACTCCTACCTTGGTATACCTGAAGAAAGTGTCTATAGCTCCTATCAACCTTATCATTCCTTACGACGCAGATGAGTGGCATTAGTCAATTAATACCTAACTATCATGGTGGGATATCTGAGCAGCCAGATTACCTAAAGAATCCAGGTCAAGTTAGAGATGCTGTAAATGTTATACCAGATATAACTTATGGTCTATATAAAAGATTAGGATCTAAGAGACTAATTGAAGCTGCAACTAGTCCTAGTGCTGCTAATTCTAAATGGTTTCATTATTATCGAAACTCTACTGAAGGTACCTTTATCGGTCAGATAGATAAAGATGGTAATGTAAAAATGTGGAGAACTAAAGCTTATGGAGGAAACGCAGCTGGTGCTGAAGTTCCTGTAGCTTGGGGATCTGGAGGTGAGACTGCATTAAAGAATTATCTAAAAAGTGCTCAATCCTCTGGTAATGAACAACAGGAAGATGATCTCATTACCTTAACTGTTAACGATACTACCTTTATTGCTAATAGACAGATTGCAGTTAAACCAGGAGGAAGTATAGCTAATGGTACTGGTTTATCAGAAGACACTCCACATAAATATTTTGCTTATGTTGAACTAAAGAAGACAGAGAATGGTAGACAATATGCTTTAGACATCGGTGGTGATGGAGAAGCATCACGTAGTTATACCACAGCAACAAGAGTGATTTGTGGTCATGCTAATTACCCAACATCCTGGGCAGCTGGTACTTCAAATACAGGTCATTGTCCCCATGTAGCTACACGTGTCTTTGGAGATATGTGGAAACATTCTGGACCTTATTCTGACTCTTCACATAATGGAGGAGCTGGGAGTACAGGTACTAATGCATCTGACAGATATAGTTTAAAAGGTACTGCAGCTGGTAATGGTTTAGAGGCTGAAAAGATTGCTGGTAATATCAAGAAATGGGGATTAACTTTTAGGTTTACTGTTACAGGTCAGCAAGGTATATCAAACCAAGATTCAGGTAATAATCCAGCTAACCATCATGGAGATTATGGTTGTACTTATACTATAAAAACTGACCTACTTCATGGAGGTATTGGTTGGCTAACTAATGACACATTAGGTGGTCCTAATTGGACTAACTCAGGGAGTGATGTAGCTTTTGATTCACAAGATTATGGTGCTAATTTCGCACATTATGGAGACTTCAGACTTAAAGGTGCTGACTATAATGTAACCATTAAAGATCATGAAACTTATACAGCTAATATTTTAGGAGGAATTAATCCTGCTACTAATGGTTTTATTAGACCAAATCCTACACCATTTGATTCGGAAACATCTTGCTCTGCAAGTTCTATTTTAGGTGGTCTTAAGACAGAGATTGAGACATTTAACACTGCTCAAACTGGTTATACTATTGGCTGCGAAGTTATCGGAAACGGAATCTATATCTATAGCAACGATAAGGACTTCACAGTTAAGGTTATAGAGAACGATTTAATGCGTGTAATCTCTGCATCAACTAGTGATGTAACTCAACTACCTAACCAATGTAAGCATGGTTATATCGTTAAAGTAGAGAATAGCCAGAACAGTCAAGAAGATGATTACTACTTGAAGTTCGTAGGTAATGCAGATAAGGATGGTCCTGGTAGTTGGGTTGAATGTCAAGAACCAGCAATTAAATATACCTGGGACTTGACTACTATGCCTGTACAATTACAACGTACAGCTACTAATCAATTTACTGTTTCCCAACCAGCTTGGACTTCTAGATTTGTAGGAGATAATAATACAAATCCTAGACCTGGGTTTATGAGCACGGGTCTTGAATCAGCAGCTGATACAGTATATAAATATATCAATAGGATGCTATTCTATAGAAATAGATTAGTGATATTAAGTGGAGATAATATAAGTCTATCTGCACCTAATGATCTACTCAATTTCTGGAGAGAAAGTGCTTTAACTGTTGGTCCAAATGATGCAATCAGTATTAACTGTGGACAAGATACACCAGTCAATTTGAACAATGGTATCGAAACTAATGCTGGGTTAGTTGTTTTTAGTCATGCTGCTCAATTCTTACTGTCTAGTGACGAAGGTGTATTAACTCCTGATACTGCTAGAACATCTCAATTATCTACTTATTTTGTGAATAAAAATGTTAAACCAGTATCACTTGGTACAACCTTAGCATTCTTAGATAACTCTGGAATTAAAAGTAGATTCATGGAGATGGCCGAAGTGCGTAGTGGTGTAGAACCTATAGTCTTTGATCATAGTAAAGTGGTACCTACACTTTTACCTAAAGATTTAAATCTATTTGATATAGCTAAAGACAATGGTATGGTGTTTATGGGGAAACGTGGTTCAGATGAAATCTATCTTTATAGATACTATACTGTTGGTCAACAAAGATTGTTATCTTCCTGGGTTAAATGGAAGCTATCTAAATCAATTAAGTACTTCTGTGTAACTGATGATACTTTCTATTTCGTTGATGATAATAACTTCATACAACAGATCAGCTTGAGAACATCAGATGATGACTTAACAGTCACACAGGATGGAGTAGATTTCAACTTACATTTAGATAACTGGACTGCAATTACTGGTGGTAGTTATAGCACTACTACTAACAAAACAACATTCAGTGGAGTTAGTTGGTTATCAAGTATTAGTGGAGTTAGTGCTCAATTAGTTATTATGCTATCTAATGGTAATTATGCTAATGCAACTATAGATGGAACCACTGTAACTGTAGATGGTAACTGGACAACAGGCACTAGATACTTAGGATATCTATATGATATGGAAGTAGATTTCCCTACATTCTATCCTACTAAAACTGTTGGCAACTCAACCATAGCTGATGTTAATGCATCATTAGTTATACATAGATTAAAGTTAGCTTTTGGTAAGCTTGGTTCATATAAAACTACTTTAACTAGATTAGGTAAATCTGATTATACTCAGTTATATGAACAAACATATGCAAACCAATATGAAGCTACAGATGTACCATATCTAGAAGAGAAAATACAAACCACACCTGTATATGACAAGAATAAGAATATCAAATTAACTCTTAAATCTTCTTATCCATCCCCTGCAACATTAAGATCATTGTCTTGGGAAGGAGATTATACAACTAAGAACTATAGACGTGTCTAAATTTATTCACCCAATAACGTTGGAGGCTGCCTTAGATGTAGCCTTCAACTTACGTCAGGATGACCGTAGAGAGGTCGAGGAAGGGCATGGTGTTAATCCTATCGAGTACCTAACTTTGGAAGCAAAGAGAGGTTCCTGTGTTTACTTCGAGGTGCCTAACGGCAAGACTGCCGGGATGGCTGGAGTAGATGATGGAGGACAGATATGGATGTTATGTACATCTGCCATAGAAGACTATCCACATACATTTGCTAGAGAAGCAAAGAGGTATGTAGAGGGTAGACAAGAGAAGTTACTTTGGAACATCGTTGATAAACGAAACAAAGTACATATGAAATTACTTAAATTTCTAGGGTTCAAATTTCTTCGTGAGATTCGTTATGGACCCAACAACTTATCCTTTATAGAGTTTTGCCGTGTGCATAGGACAAGGCGCGTACGCCGCACAAGTTGATGCGTATGAACATCAAGTAGAAAAACGTTCCATTGATTGGAACACTGCCAGAAATAGATGGTCAATGAAAATTGGCCGATTCAAAAGAGGACTAGATGAAGGTGTATTAGCTTTCTCTAGGAAGATAGGAGCTATACAAAGAAGAATTGGTTTAGAAAGAGAGAAGTTTCTTGTACAAAATGAAGCTGCTTTTAAAAACTATCAATCAAAACGACCTGTAAATGAAGGTGGTAGAGCTAGAGGATATGGTCGTAACCAAGCTTTAGCTTTCTACACAGGTATGACTCAAAGACAATCAAACCTTCTCCGAGGTATGGAAGCTGCTGATGTTGCAATGTTAGGAGCTGGAAGAGAGTTAAATAGCTATAGAAATAAACTACAAACTCAATTGGGATTCCAACCTATTCCAGGTTTAGCACCTGTTAAACCTAGAGGTCCAAGTCAATTAGAGTTTATGATTAATTCGGCTCAAGTAGCTGTTGGTTTAGCTACTGGAGTACAAAACATAGGACAACAAGCAGGTTGGCAAGGTCAATTCTTCCAAGGTAATTCCAATTCAATGCAAAGTTTAGCTAATCAAAATTACGGAGTATGGTAATGACCCAAACCCCATTTGAAGCGCATGCTCCTGAAGCCAAATTTGATCCTGTACAACAATGGGATCCAATACCTGGTTTTGATGAGAATGCTAAAAAATTAAAAGCTGATCGAGATGCTTATTTTGATCAACTTATAAAACAAGAGATGGCAATAGGGAAAGGTAAAGATAAAGCCCTAATGCAATTAGCACAATTTGCTCCAACTGCAGCTAAGTTAGTTGGCCCTGTCTTAGCAGCTCAGCGTGATCAAAAACGCTTAGATGGTGCTATGAAATATAAAGCTGAAGGAGCACCACTTGCAGCTAAACAAAGACATGATTTAGAAGAGTCTTTATTTAAGGAAGATGTAGCATTCAGTAATGCAATGGCTGCTGAAGCTGAACGTCAAACAGGTAACTTCTTTCTTGCTGAAGGTTTAAGAAAAGGTAATGAAGAATATGGTTATACCCAAGCTGCATTACAAGATGCTGCTATTAATTACCCTTTGTTTTACCATAGAGCAGCTGATAAATACCGTGTAGAAGTACCTCCAGGTTCAGGTCAATATAAAACTCTCAATTCAGCTACATCAGAAGAACGTCCATATATTGAACAAAAAATAGCAGAAGCTTATACAAGACAGTTTTCAGATTTAAATCCTGTGATGTTGGATAAATACTTATTCCCAGGAATGAGAAAATTTGAAATGAAAACTGCTCTGAAATATGCTAATGATCAAAGAGATTTAATTCAAGAAAGAAGGAAAACTGAAAGACAAGAGACTTTACTTAGAGGTCTCAGAGCTGGTGATCATAGTGTATTAATTAACCACATAGTTACTCATGAAGGAGAGTTTGGTAATAGTGGAGCTAGAGCTGATGGTCTTGATCTATTATCAACAGCTGTACGTGATGGAAAAATAGACGCCTCTTTAGTTGCTCCAATATTAGACCACCCTTTCCCAGCTAGAGGTGGTGATGGTACAAAGACAACAACCTTAAGAGAGTTGTGGCCTAGTGAAGCATCTCAGTTACAGAAAACTTTGGAAGCAGGTTATATAGAAAACATCAACCAAAAGAAAGCTAAACTACAAGCAGATGGTGATGCATATGTACAAGAAGTCTATAAATTTAGAGCACAAAAAGATGGACCATTTACTGAAGATGATAAACGTCAAGCCTTATCAGGTTGGAATTTAGATTGGGGTCCGGTACCTGCAGACTTAAATAGAATAGCTACTCAAGAGGATGAATTAGATGATGATATCATTGCCGATTTACAAGAAAAAGAAAGGAAAAATATACCTATCACACAAAAGGATGTAGATAGGCTTACTGATTATGATGATTGGAATAAATGGAAAGCTAAGGTAAATAATCCCAATGCTATCCCTACAAATTTACAAGATGAAGCTGATGAGTTAATCCCAGCTTTCGTTAATCAATATACCAATGAAAATGATGCTGATAAATCTAAGACTCCTAAATGGGTTAACATAGATCAACAAGCTAAACGTGCTTATAATAAGTATTATGCAGAAGCAATTAAAGTTGCTGAGAATTCAGATCAAGCACATTTAATAGCATTAGAGAAAGTTAAAGATGATGTATTTGCTGGTAAATTTAATGTACGTCAGAAGTCAAGAAACCTAACTGGAAACATCATAGAAGCTAAAAGAGCTTGGTCTGCTAACCCTTCTTTAATTAGTACAGCTATTATTCCAGGTACTGAGGATGCATTTGCATCACTTAAGGAATTCTCTGAAACTGGTGTAGGATCAATACCTTTAATTTATTACCAATTAGCAGCTAGTCAAAAAGGATTCACTGCGATTGAGTTAGCTAATCTACAATTACAATCACAAGGTCTTAAGCCATTAACATCAAAAGCATTAGATGAAGTTAATAACAAACCTGAAGAACAAAAAATACTTATTAAATTCAAACCCACCAAATTCCGTATCTCTCGTTATCAAATAATGGATGAAGGCGGGAATTTCAACGACGAAGAATATTTACTTCCTGGTTTAGCTATGGCAACTGCATGAAGTAACGATAACTATTACTAAGGTAATCAAATGAATTCTGGATTTAATCCAAATGATGTAGATACTGATGCTCTGATTGAATCCGCTAATCAAGATGAGCAATATCTACTAGAAGAGCAACAGAGAAGAGCTGCTCAAAATCAAGCAGAACAACTAGAACAAGAGGAACTTGAACAAGCCAAGGCTGAACAAAAAGATCCTCGTAATAAAGAAAGTGGAGGAGGCTTCGCTGGTAATGTTAAAGAAGTCAGTTCCATTGTCACTGGAGGTTTACAAGATACAGCTTCATCCATAACCACCTTTCCTGAAAGAGTCGTTGATATGCTCAACGGCGAGATGGTACGTGAAGGGGAGAACTATCGACCTGATTGGGATCCTTTTGTTGATGAAGACAATCCAATAGAAAGTAGAACTTGGTGGGGAGGAGCTTTAAGAGGCTTTGTCCACTTCGGATCTATGGCAGGTCTAACTGCAGCTGCAGCTTGGAAAATTAAAAAAGGAAACGTAACAGGTGCAGCCACTACAGCTGGAAGATTATGGACAGCTGCTAAGTATGGTGCTGTTACAGATATCGTCTCTAAATACTCTCAAGATGACAACGCATTAGGAGTGATCAGAGATAGGTTTGGTTTCATCGATACTCCTTTATCAACCAAAGATACTGACCATCCTTTGATGAAGACATTTAAGAATGTTACTGAAGGTATGAGTATTGGTTTATTGACTGATTCAGTATTCATGGCTGTAGGTAAGGGATATAGAAAGTTCAGACCTGGACCTAAAGGAGAACAGATACCTGTACCTGGAGAAGAGATTGAATTAGAGAAAGCAGCTATTAGAGAAGCTGATGTAGATGCACAAATAGCAGAAACTGCACAACTACAACTGGAATTCCCTGAGTTTGGAGGTTATAAAAATAAACCTATAGCTGACCCTTGGCAAGGAGCACCAACCTCAAGAGACAATCCTGTAGAAGTTAGAACTCAACTAAAGAGAATTAGAACTGAATGGGGAGCTGAAGAAGGGTCAACAGGCTCTGTTACTACACCTGTTCAATTAGATCGTTGGAATCAATCCAGTGGTTTAGGTGAAGAAGAGCTTACCAAGATCGCTAAGAATTTAATGAGTGATACACGATTCAAGGCAGAAGTTGCTGCTTTAAAACGTGGTCGCACAACCATGGCAGAAGTTTGGGGTGATGCTTTAGAGATGCATCAAAGGACATTATTAGGTAGAAGAGCTGCTGATTTAGAACCAGAAGAATTCTGGGGAGAGTTTTTTGCTGATAAAACTATATTTTCAAAAGGTACGAATGATGAAATAGTCACTTGGTCAGCTAAAAATATAGCTGCAGCGGATCTTGTGATCGGTTCATTAGTAAGAGAGATCCGAGATTTAGGAATAGCAGGTAGAGAATTATCTGGTATAGCCGATTTAATGGATATTGATGGACCTGCAGAGGCTTTGATAGACAAACTGATGGTTGGTCTGACTGAAGTCAAGAGAGCTAAGTACACTTTATCTGATCGATTTAGACAACTTGGAGCGGGTAAGCGTAAGAAAGCTATACAGGAATCATTAGAAGTAGACATCACAGAATCCAAAGAAGCATTATTAAATGTCTTAAGACTGGCTGATAATGATTCAAGTGACGAAATGGTGAAGGCTCTCTTTGAAACCTTCTCTATGGTCAAAGATGTTAATAGCTTAGTTGACTTTGATAACTGGGCTAAGAAGATGTTGAAAGGTGGTGAAACAAATGGAGTTAAAAAGACAGGAGCGGTAATCAGACAACTACAAGGTGTCATGATTCATAGTGTTCTTAGTGGACCAAAGACTCCATTAAGAGCTGCCATTGGTACATCAACAGCAACATTCACTAGACCTTTAGCTACTGCTATGGGTGCAGCGATGACTGGAGATGGTCTAACTGCTAGAGCTGCATTAGCTTCTATGAATGCAATGATGGAAGCTATACCTGAATCTTTCACTTTATTCAAGACAAAACTAAATTCCTATTGGTCTGGTGATATAGCAAGTGTAAAAACTAGATATACCGACTTCACCGAGAGCGATCAACATTGGGAATTATTAGGTAGATGGGCAGATACTAGAGGTAATGCTGGTGATAAAGCAGCTTATAGATTAGCTAACCTAGCCAGATCAGCTAATGATAATCGTTGGTTTACTTACTCAACTAAGATCATGGCATCTATTGATGACTCTTTCGGGTTCATCATGGGTAGAGCTAAAGCTAGAGAGAAAGCGTTTAGAAAAGCTAGTGAAGTATTTAATAAAGGAGATGTCACTGAGATAACACCTGAGTTAATTAGGCGTTATGAAGATGAATTCTTAGGACAAATATTTGATGCTGATGGAAACATCTTAGATGAGGCAGCAAATTTCGCAAAGAAAGAAGCAACACTGACTCAAGATTTAACTGGATTTGCCAAAGGTTTAGAGACTGTATTCAACAGTACTCCAGCGGCTAAGCCTTTCTTCTTATTTGCTAGGACTGGTGTAAACGGTTTAAATCTAACTGCAAAACATACACCACTACTAAACTTCTTTGTTAAAGAATTCAATGATATAGCAAGAGCTACACCTGATAATTTAACGAATGTTAGAAAGTATGGAATCACCAATGCAACAGAATTAACTAATGCTAAAGCCTTACAAAGAGGTCGATTAGCTATGGGTTCTTCTGTTATAGCTATGGCTGGATTCGCTTATATAAATGGTAATTTAACTGGTGATGGTCCTACAGATGGTCAAAAGAAATTAGTTTGGAAAGATGCTAATTGGTTACCTAGACGTTTGACAATAGGTGGTGTTCAAGTTTCATATGACTCTATAGAACCTTTTAATCAAATATTATCACTGGTAGCAAATATAGGTGATCATCAAGAATTAATGGGTGATGAATGGGTCGAGAATCAGTTATTGAAATTAGGATTAGTCGTAGGTCAAACTATGGCAAGTAAATCTTATCTAACAGGATTACAGCAATTCGTAGATTTATTTAGTAGTAAACCTGGACAAGTAGAAAGAATCATAGCTGGTTTACTTAATAATCAACTACCTTTATCGTCTCTTAGAAATGAAATTGGTAAGTTATTAACACCTTATACCAGAGAGTTAGGTACTGGAATTGATCAATCAATACGAGCTAGAAACTCTATCACTGAAAATATAGCCTTCGAACAGTTACCTATTAAATATGACATCTTAAATGGTAACCCAATTAAAGATCATGACTTTATGACAAGAGCTTTCAATATGTTTAGTCCTATTCAATTCAATATGGAAATGAATCCAGGAAGAAAACTATTGTTTGAAAGTGGTTATGACTTAAGAGCTTCTACTTATTACTCACCTAATGGTGATGATTTATCTGATAGTCCTAAAGTTAGATCCTTATTCCAAAAAGCTATAGGTGATCAAAATCTAGAACTTAAACTTATTAAGTTAGCTGAAGATCCTAAAATCCTTGCTTCAATTGAATTGATGAATTTCAATAGGAATAATGGACGTAGAAGTGATGACCCAGGAACGTATTTCCATAATCAAAAGATAGATCAAATATTCCAAAGAGCCAGGAAAAAAGCATGGGCAAGCATCATGTCTGATCCTGCAGTACAAAGTATTATCCAAACCACCAAAGAGCAAAAACTTCGTGGAATACAAGTTGGTAAACAATCAAGAAATCAACTTAACAATGAAGTGCAACCAGTTCTCAACATTTATAAATAAAATACATGGCGGTTACACAATACACAGCAACAGGTAATGGGTCTACCACAACCTATAACCACACAATTGAATATCAAAAAGACGCTGATCTAAAGGCAACTTTAAACGGCGCCGCTACAACTGCATTCACATTACCTTCGGGTACATCCGTACAATTTAATACAGCTCCTACAAATGGTGTAGCCATAAGGATATATAGAGATACCGATATTGAGACACCTAAAGTCACCTTTGCTGCAGGTAGTGCAATCAAGGCTACCGATTTAAATAACAGCTATGAACAAATAAGGTTCAAGGTAGACGAGGAGGTGATGACTGATGATATTGCTGACTTACAAATCACTGGTGCAAAGATAGCTGATAGCACTATTGCTGACGCTAAGATTACTGGATTAGCTTCTAGTAAATTAACTGGAGCATTACCAGCATTAGATGGATCTAACCTAACAGGTATTTCAGGTACTCTATCTAATGGAGATAAAGGTGATATTACTGTCTCTAATAGTACTAATACTTGGACTATAGATGACGGTGTTGTTACTTCAGCCAAGTTACATGGTGATCTACTTGTAACCAGTTCAGAACAAGCATCTCACAGTGCAAATGATACTTCAATCCTTACTACATCTGCAGCTAATGCTAGATACTATGGTAAAGGAACAGTTGAAGAAATACAGTCTGGTGAAACATGGTCTGCAGCTGACGATAAAGTCGCCACCACAGCTGCGATTGATGCACGTATAACAGATTTAGTTGATGAAGTTGGTGGCTTTGTACCTATAGCCAATGAAACGTCTTTCCCTAACGCTAATCCTGATATTGATAATAACAGTGGAACTCTTATTAGTATTAAAGCCCTCGCTAGTGCTCTCACCTCCAACGGAAGTGGTGTCGCAACAATAGCGAATGGAAACGTAGCTAATAACGCAACTATTACTATTAACGGTTTAGCTAATAGCACTACCTATGCAGCTGGTTTCGGAATGATTGTAGAGACAACATCTACATTACATACCTATACCTTCCATAGACAAACTCCTAAAGCTACTGAAGTCACTACAGTTGCAACTAATATTTCTAATGTAAATACCGTTGCAGGAAACAACAGTAACATCACTACGGTAGCTGGAGCTAATAGTAATATTTCGACAGTTGCTACTAATATCACCAATGTCAATAATGTAGGCGGTAGTATAGCTAACGTTAATACGGTTGGTAGTAATATCAGTACAGTTAACGACTTTGCAGCTCGTTATCGAGTAGCAAGTAGTGCTCCTGGTAGTGATAATGATGAAGGAGATTTATATTTCAATACAACCTCTAATGAATTACAGGTATATAACGGTAGTGCATGGCAAGGTGGTGTAACAGCTACTGGAAACTTAGTATCTACAGCTGGTAGTACTATGACTGGTGATCTAGTCATAGATAACCAAGCTGATATTCGGTTTGAAGAAGCTACCGCAAATGGTAGTAATTACATAGCATTACAAGCACCTGCAGCTATAGCGTCGAATGTAACTTTAACGCTACCAGCAGCTGATGGTTCTAACGGACAATCTCTAACTACTAATGGTAGTGGAACTTTAAGTTGGGGATCAGCGTCAGATGCTACAAAGATGCCACTCGCTGGAGGAAACTTCACTGGTGACATTCAACTTGATGCTCAACAGGAAGTTAGATTTGCTGACTCTGATAGCTCTAATTATGTAGGATTTAAAGCTCCTGCTACTGTAGGTACAAATGTTATTTGGACCTTACCTACTGCTGATGGTTCTGCTAACCAGCTATTAAAAACAGATGGAAGTGGAGTACTTAGTTGGGTTAGTGATTCAGCTTTAACACTATTAGATGAAGATAACTTTGCCTCTGATGATGCTACTAAACCTGCATCACAGCAATCCGTCAAAGCATATATAGCTGCTACATCACAACCTTTAGATGCTGACTTAACATCTTTAGCTAGTTGTCAAACTGGAGGAGCTGGAGCCTTAGCGGCTTTAACACAAACAGAAATAGAGATTCTGGATGGAGCAACTGTAACTACTACAGAGCTGAATCTATTGGATGGTAAAACAGCTATTGGTGATGCTGTACTAAGTTCTGCTAACGAATGGACTGCAGGACAAAAAAGTCAAATTACTACAGCTACTCATTCTTCTGGAAGTACTTATGACTTCGATGTAAGAGCTAGTAACTGTTTTAAGTTAACAATCTCAGCAGCTGTGGAATTAGGTTTCTCCTATACAACTAATTGCATAGGTCAATCTGGAACGATTGAAATTGTTAATGGAGCTATCACTCCTACTTGGGCTAGTGAAATTTACTGGGCAGGTGGTACAAGTAAAGCTGCCTCTCTAACACAGAATGCAACTAGTGTTCTCGCTTACTACGTCTTTGCACAAGATAAAGTACTAATCGA